TGTAAAATCATAGTCTGCTTGAGGGTGCGCCTCAGAGGGAGGAGGAACCATTCTATCTCCTAGACTAGCAGTGGGAATAGGAGAAGAAATAATAGGCTGAAGAACCATGGGGTTCTGTTCCTGAGACGGCACCAGTGCTCCTCCTCTTTGAAACCCTAGCATTCCTGAAAGCCCAGAGTCATCCCCTCCTTCTGTAGTTTCTTCTTCTTCTCCAGTTGTAATCGTCATAGCAGCGGGAACCCTGGCAGGGGGATCTATTCCAAACATGCTGTTTATAGTGGCATGAGCACTGCTTGGAAAACCAGCAGCTGGCAGACCAGAAGCTAGCCGTGCTTGCATTCCGGGACTATTCATTGCTGAGTGCCAAAGTGCACTTTGCACGGTATGACCTTGATCACTGCCTCTTCCCATAACTTTCCCCTACTAACTAAAAGAATTAAAATCTGACCACCCAATGGTGGTACCTGCAACGCTTACAAATCCTCTAAACTTTCCCGTCTTTCTCTCGTATACTATATCACCTGCCCCTGGCCTGCCCAGAGCACCAGAGGATACGGCTCTGTTTACCCTGACCGTTCCAGTACGAGAAGTATCTAGGTCTCTTCCCTCTAGCTCATTGGTGATAGAATCTGCCCACTGACGTATCTCTGTATAGGCACGTATAAGCTGATCATCTGTCAGGTAGTAAAGGTCAGGGAGGGTGGGATAAACTGCTGCCATTTCTACTACTCCCTACCTTAGACCATCATCTTGAATGTCTAGTCTAAGATCACCGTATCTCCACTCTGTACCCGTGGCATTGTTCTCTAGTTTAATTCTAGCCTGCCTACCCCTGCTCCTGAACCTAACCGTCTCTGTGTTCTGTGTCAGGGTAAAGGGTCCCTTTGTTTTAAGCGTGCCGTTTGGAAACTCTTTAGTTTGAATAGTAAAGGAGAGCTGTCCATTAGTAATTTCAATGTCAGGTATTAACCTGTCAACAAAGAGCATATCATTCCCATCACCTATTCCAAAGTCAGCACTTTCAATAAATGAATCTATTTTTAATCCTTTAGCTGTAAACAAGTTATCTACTTCATTGTCGTATATTCTGGTTGTACCTATGGACGTACCAGTATTAACAACATTATCATAGATATCTCTGTCATCCCAAGTGGTCCAGATAGCATCTCCAAAGACCCAGTAGTTTTCTTCCATGGACCAAGAGACATACTTATTACACTCTGTGGAATCAGCAGAGGGGTAGAGCCAGGTGATCTCTTTAAATTCTGAGTTAACCCCTGCATAAATCTTAGTCATTTGCTCTCTGTTTATGTCATCAAAGACATGCCTTCTGACAGTGCAGTCAAGCCTCCTGACTCTCCCGTCAAACATAAAGAAGTTATCGTGGCCCATCCAGACAGGGGTACCGTCCATATCTGTACCACCGTGCTGACTGACGCCTCCACACCCTGTGCCTAGCTCAGAAAAAGAGAAGATAAAAGGAGGACCAGTGAAGCGCATACCGTAGAGAACATGATCAGTAAGAACTGCAATTTGGTTTCTACTCCTGATACCTTGTACAACTTTAGTACCACCTGAGAGGGTGTTTTCTCCCGCCGTAGAGCTGATAGAAGGCGTCCAATTAGTATAATCATTTTGATCTGACCACCTGACAAGTAAAGGTTCCTTTGTCCCTGCTGCAGTGGAACAACCAAAGGCAATAACGTGTCTATCATTAGGAGAGACAACAAACGAATTAACACTGACAGGCGCATTGGTAACAGCAACTGCTCTGACCTCTCCACCTGAAGTAGGGAACCATTGATAGATACCCATTCCTCTTTTATTAGCCAGTAGTATTTCACCAAAGGTATCCAGCTGCCAGTTAGCTGCTTCAAAATCAATACCAGTGGAAACAGCAGGAGAACTCCAAGTTCTGTACCCTGCAGAGGCACTGACAGAGACAAGGAACTGAGCCACTGCTAGTCCTGCGCCTGCACTGGTGGCCACAGCAGAGACAGCAGAATTAAATCTAAAGTTATTAACATCTGTCACAGAGATAACTTGATAGATGGGTCCTCCAAAAGTTGGATCAGTAAGGAGAATATTACCACCAATTGTATTAGCAGTGGGGAAGTAAACAAAGTCATTAACATCTAGTCCATGAGCATTACTATTAACACTGACAGCTATACAAGCAGCTACTACGCTTATGACACTGGTCAGAACCACAGAGGTAAAGACTTCTGCATTATAGACATCTGCTCCGTAGCCCGTGGCGGTGATGCCTATGGAAGATCCAGTGGCTATCAGGTACCTGGCCGTGGCGTGACCCGCTGCACTTTCATTAGAAGCAGCTGAGACAGTGTTATCAAAAGCATACCCATTGGCACTGATTACACTGACAGAAAACGTACTATTAAAGGTGTAGTCAGTAGGCACAGAGGAAGAAGAAAACACTGCAAAGTCACCAGTGGCTAGACCGTGTGCTGTATCTGATACGCAAACTCTTACAGCATCAAGCGTGGTTCCAAAAGCATTTGTAAGGTTAACAGAGGTTCTCACCGGAGTTATGTTATGGGTTACCCCGTTGTCATACTCATAGAGAAACTTATCTGTCCCAGCGGCAAGGTGCTTCTGAGTAATATTATCCTGCCAGGTAAGAATATCTCTACCACTTCCCATCAAGGTACCAGAAGTTTTAACCTCCCAGCCTCTGATGTTCTCTGGTTTTTTATCTCTGAACCTAACTCTATTCCCGTCATACCAAGAGCCTTCCTCCGCGTACTGCGTGGACTCTCTGTGGATACCCTGCCTAAAGTTAAGTCTTTTTGTTTGTGATAATGTAGACAACTATAATTCCTCTAAGTAGCAGTGGAAAAAGCTTTGACAACAACAGTTGAAATAGCAGTGGTTGTTTGTGCATTGTAGATAAGAAGATCAACTGCATTAGCCCCTGTGCTAAGAGTAGGAGCAGTTCCGCTGGCAAAGGTGTAAGCAGTGGCAAAAGCAAGTGTTCTGCTCCCTGTGCCGTCCTGCACAAGATATATATGACCTGTCTGTCCCGGCGTTACACCAGCAGGTGCGCCCAGGGTCCTGTTCCCTGCCAGTGTAATGGCAAAGTTATTACCAAGGGCCATGTTAACTGCAACAGAGGCAGCGTCTGTAAGAGAGACAACAGGAGAAATTCCAGGCCCTGTAAATGTAACAGCGCTGGTAAATGTTTTTGCTGAAGGAATAGTAGAAGATACAGAGGCTCTTACAAATCTAATATCAGCGGTGGACACCGGAATAAGATTGGAATCTGCAGTTCCAAAGTCTAAGTTAGCTGCGGTCCCTAGTCCTAGACCAGTTGCATTGGGCTGGTGAACAGACACGCCGTCACAAACAAACCATCCAGTACTACTGACCCCCACAGTTGCACCTGTGCCCGGTAGCGTTTTAATTGTTGTGGTTTCAGCAACTGCACGCGTGGTTTTATTTCTAATAAAGTACCCTTTAGACTCTTGAGGTATGACGATGTTAACATTTGCTGTCAAAGCTCCTTGTAGTTCAATAAAAGGTTTCCTGGCCTGGTCACTGGCACCGTCCTCGTTTGTAAGCGTAACGTCTATAGAAGATAGAGAGACTGTTACATAGGCAGCTATAGCATCGTCAATAAGATCAATGACGTTTTGATTCAGTACAGTTCCCCAAGAGTTAGGATTTGCACCGTCCTCTTGTTTCTCTAACCGTATTCTACTTGTAAATTGTGATGTCATTTATCTTATTCCTTAGTTTAAGACGTGAATACTTTCTGTATAATAGCAGACATTGCTGCTCCTATACCAGAGGCTACCAGAAAAAAGCCTAGAAGAACTCCCTTGCCTTTATCTAATTGACTTTCAAGTTGATCAAGCCTGGTAGAAAGCCTGTCAACCTCAGTGCTAAGTTGATCCACTGCCTGTATCATTTTCCCTAGTTCAACATCTGTTAAATGGCTACCCATCTTAGTAAGTCAGTTCTTTAGAAAGAAGAGGTCTTCCCGTAGCAATAGCATAACCAGCTATTTCTTCTTCATTAGGCACAGAGATAGCAAGGATACTTACTTCTTTTTTATTAGAATCTGTATAACTTCCTAATACATTTATTACAGTAAAACCTAAAGGAGGATTTAAACTCAGGCAGTCTCTTGTCATTGTTTTTTTTAGCACCTTCTGTCGTAGAGTGTCACCACCTTTAACATCTGCCAGTGCCACCTCCATTATATCTTTTTCTGTCCTGCATACATAGAAAGTTGAAACTGTATCCCCCTTGGACCAAGTCACTTTCTGATTCTGGGCAGAAACACACGATGGTAGCATGCTAAAAATAATACCAAGAATAAGGTACTTTACAAATCTCATTAGTTTTACTCTACTTCTTCTCTGGGATCAGAGGGCCACTCGTCAAACTCTGAAGCTTTCTTACCTGCGTCTAGCATCTCTTGTGTGTATGCTGTCATAGCTTCAAGACTTTCAACATCTGTTGCAGCATCTATAGTAGCCTCTAGTGCTGCTGATTTCTTTCTAAGATCAGCCCGCCACTTAATTACATTAGCAGGAATAGCTGTACTATTTTCTACGTTTCTAATCTGGTACCAATCTGTTTGAGTAAGGAAGTTAGACAGAACAGAATTAATATGTGTTTTCATAACAGATTTAATACTATCTATATCTCTGGCAGTAGTTTCTCTAACTACAACTACTCTATCTTCTTCTACAATAACATCCGCTTCAGAAGTTCTATAAAACATATTATTAATTGAATTACCAAAATAGACATAAGGTACAATGCCTATTTCTTTTCTTGCTGCATCTGTCCATGCAGTGGTAAAGATTGAAACAGGATATTGAATATCATTAATCGTTAGAGACTTAGGAGTATTGATTATCTCTAGTAATTCTCCATCCATAACTCTTGCCCACATTTCTTAATTTCCTTCTTGTTTGTCTAGTGACCATAGATAGGAGGAAGAGTACCGTTACCACCTATGTCTGCCATGGCTATATAAACGTATGTAACTAAATTTGAATTGGAGATGCTAAGAGTATCCCGACATTTAAAACCAGATGACAGGATATCAATTTTTCCAGATGACCCTAGAGCAGATTCTGCACTATCTGTATCTGACACAAGAGTTGTATCCGTAACATTAAAAAGATTTCTAGCTGCGTCTTGCATTGGCCAACTGTTAGTCACAGTGGCATTTTTTCGGAATATCCAAGCAGGTTTAAATCCTAAATCAATATACGTTCCATCAGCACTTCCATTTCCTTTATAAGATCCTACTTTACAGACACCTAGTACTGATTTAAAAGCATAAAAAACATGGTTATTTCCACTACCGTTTATTGAATTATCTGACCCAATTGAAAAGACAGTAGATGCGGGAGCTGTGTTATTAAATACTGTTGAGTTTGCTGTAAAAGGAGTCCTAGCATCTATTTGTATAAAACCAGTTCCAGGAGAAGCGTTCATTCCTTCGTGGTATGTCATCTTATCTCTAGGAGCCGCTGATCTGTTAACAGTTATAATAAACTCAGGAGTAGAAGATAATCCATGCCCCACCGTTGCGTTTGATCCAGTTCCAATATAAGAACCAACTGAAAGATGATCAGCAGCGGCAGTTGTCACAGTACTGGTGATAGTTCCTAAAGCGTTAGCTGACCCAGTGGTGTTCCCAGCAAGCCACTGCCACGCAACGTACTTTTCAGTGCTTGTGTTAACCTGGCCTAGACTTCCTACGGTGAACCCATCAGCACCAAAAATAGTAAGACCTGTTGGTTCTATAGTTTCTGCTGAAGTTGTATCTGGTTCAGTTTGATTATTGACTCCTCTGACAATATCGTATAGGGCATGAGAGTCCACAGCGTCTCTGTTTTTAATCCAGACAACATCTGGTTTAAAGTGTGTATTGGTAATTGATTTAGTTGCACCACTGCCAGTATAGATAGTAGGCTTAAAAAAATCTACACCTTGGAAAGAAGGTGCGGCTAACGCTGATGTATCAATTGTTTTATTACCAGCTCCAATTGCATGTGTAAAAGTAGATTCGTCAAAGCGCATTGATATATCATAATTACTAAGACGAGCAGCAAATGCATAGTAAGTTATCCCAGCCACTGTTGCTATAGTGCTTCCCACAGCTACATTATTCTTTAAGAAGTTTAGTTGGTTAGCATCTGCATTGTACCTTACAGTGACCACGTCACCAGAGGTTAGAGTTGGGAAAAAACTTGATGTAGTTGTAATACCACTTGCTATAACTGCTGTTAGTCCTCCGCTCTCATCGTAAGAATACGAAGCATTAAAATTAGTAGTTGCTCCACCAGCAGCATTATTTGACGGGAGGGAAACTGCAGTTAACTCATCGTATGCAACAATTCCTGTAGCACCGTCACCGTTATTCCATATAGTTTGAAACTCTGTTGTACCTGTTTTTGCCATGGGTAGAGTAGAAAAAGTTCCACCATCAGAACCGCTGCTACCAGTAACTCTTAGGTTACCCTCTGTAAAAGTAAGAGTTGAGTCACCTATGATTAAAGGATTCATGGTGGCGTACATTTTAGAAGGAGTATTTCCAGCTTGATTAACACTGCTCATGCTAGTAGGTGTAAAATTGTTTCCATTACTACTACTGTCTAAGCCTAGTGATCCTGAGTTAGAAAAAGTAAGACAGAAGCTATTTCCCCCAGCAGTAGATGCAAGTGCAACTATATCACTATCTGCTTTAGGGGTAAACTGAGAACCGTTAGTACCGTATGTAAATGCGTCGAGAAAATCTGTAATAGCTACATCACCATCTTGTATTGACTGCCCCACTAGCATTACTGGCTGTGTGATGTATGCATTTAAAAACCTAAATAGTCCGAATCCATTATTATGAACACCAATGTTCATCAGGGTGGAGTTTCCAAAACAGGCAACATCACCAGTGATAACACTACCACTTACAAGTGGTACATCTACTTCAACACCGTTGATAAATAACTTGACACGTTGTCCAGAAGCAGAACCTACTGAGATGCTTACCAGAACATGGTACCAACCAACATCCCTAAAAAGTTCTGATGTCCTATAAACAGAGGTTGTTCCAGCTACATTTTCTAAGTGAACCTCCACTGTGTCGGCTGCTTCAAAGGTAACCCTATTTGACCGAGTAGCTGTAGGACCAAGTGTAGAAAAGATATCCTGTACAGTGCCTAACTTGTTCCGTTGCACCCAAGCAGCCAGGACCACATCGGTTTGAGCAGAACCACTTGCAAATGTTTTAGTTAAAAAATCTGCCAAGCCGTCTAGCCATACTGACTTACCTACTACAGTAGGGTCAAAAGGAGTTACCCCTCCTCCCCCTGTGGCAGAAGCACCCATAAAAAGATTGTCAGAGAATAAACTCATTATATAGCTGTAGGCCAGGTTATGTTAAGAGGATCACTCTGCGAAGGAACATCTCTGAGAGCTTGACGATATACCTTTTGCTCATCTGTAATTGTAAGGTCTGACATGGCTTGCCAATCTGTAGCAGCCAGGAGTCGATTACGTTTTGCTCGTACCTTTGCCCAGGCACGGTCAGTTGCTCCAGCGTCCCAAGCTGCTTCTTCTGCATCTCTAGCAGTTTCTTCTTCTGACGTATACGCAACTAGTTCGCCATCTATTTTATGAAATCGTGCCATATCTTAACTTCCTAACTCTGATTAAAGCTATAAACAGTCATCGAACCGGTAATTACGTTGCCTGATGTTGGAAGAATCTGCACCCTGTCCACTGCTATTGCGGCGGTTGTGCTTCCAGAAAAAGGACCAGTTGACATGTTGCCACCATTATTAATAGTTTGATTTTGTCCGTAAATTCCTGCACGAGCAGTACCAGTTACCGGATTGGTGATATAAAAAACAGCCTGCACCCAGCCAGTTCCAGAAGCGCCTGTACCAGATGAGGCAAATAATATCTTGTCTGTTCCTGTTGATGGGCCTGTCGCATAAGGGCCAATGGCATTATCTTGAAAGCGCGCAGCAACAGCCGAGTAATCACTTGCACCGCTCGAGATACCACTAGAATCTCCAACTCGAACACCGAAGTTAGTTCCACTGTCTCCGGTGATCT